GGCAGCAACGCAGGCCTACTCGACTCGCTCACGCACCAGCCCGACGACGATCGGGTCTACGTGGGCTCGAACCTCAAGTACGCAAACGTCCACCTGCGCGGCAGCGACAAGATCAAGGCGCGCCCGTACCTCGACACCGACGGCGGTTTCGCTGACTCGCACGACCGCGCCGAGCTGCGCGTGATCGTCCGCAGTTGGATGGCGGACCTACTGTGAGCCTGCCTAGCGACATGCTCGATTCGATCGTGGCCGTGCTCGCGGCCAACTTGCCCGCGGGCGTGAACGTCGAGATCTTCGATCGCGCGTTCGGCACCCGCGACGTGGACTATGCGACGCTGCCGTATCCGAGCGTGCTCGTGGCCGCGCACCGCCTTACCAGCGACGGCGACTACGCGCCGCCCGTTGCCGTCGGTCAGTGGGTCGCGGTCTGCATCACCCGCGACGACGACCCTGCGGCCGGTCTCTCGAGCGGCGACACCGCGCTCAATCTTGCAGCCACCGTCATGGCGATCGCCGATCGGCAGCGCTGGCAGGATCGCGCGTACACCCTGCCGAGCAACCTGCGGATCGATTCGATGGACGTGCGCGCGCTCGACGAGCGCGACTTGAGCGGATGGGTCGTGCGCTGGGATCAGAGCTTCGAGCTGACGTTCCCAGCGGAGGCGCGCGAGCAGTTCAAGCGCCTGGGCATCACCGCGCAAATGGGAGACGCAAACACCCCCGATGTTGAGGCGCTCTACGTGGTGCCCGAGGAGCCAGTGCCATGACCGACCCGAAAGAACAGACCCCGGCGCGGATCCGCGTCTGGCCCAAGCCGAGCGACGACCCCGATTTCAAGGTGCTGGACGAGTACTCCATGCAGCCGATCAAGGGCGGCGACGAAGTGCCGTACACGCGCCTGACGATCCGCCGCATCAACGCGGGCGACCTGCTCACCAAGGATCCCGAGGCGAGCACCAGCGACAAGCGCACGAAGGCCGAGACCTTCGGAAAGGCTGACGTCTGATGACGATCGCATTCAATCTGATCCCGACCGCCAACCGCGTGCCGGGACCCATGGCCGAGGTCGACGGCTCGAAGGCGCTCTCTGTTCCGAGCGCCGAGCCGCATCGCGTGCTGATCATCGCCAAGCGCTTGATCACGGGCACCGCGCCCGTGCACTCGATCAACCCCATCAACGGCGAGCTAGACGGCGACCTCCTCTTCGACAGCAAGAGCGAGCTTGCCGCCATGACTCGCGCCTTCAAGCGCGTCAACACCACGGCCAAGCTCTATGCTGCGCCCGTCGACGAGAACGCGGGCGGCGTGGCTGCCACCGGCACCTTCCCGCTCACCGGCACCTCGACCGCAGAGGGCAGCCTGCGCGTGCGCATCGGCGATCAGCGCGTCTCGGTGAATGTGCCCTCGGGCACCGCGGCAGCGGCAGCGGCGACGCTTCTCAGCGCACAGATCAACCTGACCGAGCGCATGCCGATCATCGGGTCGGTCGCCACGGCCACCGTCACCACGACGCACCGCACGAAGGGGCCGAGCGGCAACGACATCACGATCGAGGTCGAGGCCATTCCGGCAGGCCTCGCATGCACCCCCGTGCAGCCTGCTAACGGCGCCACCGAGCCTTCGCTCGCGACGCTGATCGGTCTGCTCGACGAAACCCGCTATGACACGATCATCACCGGGGTCTCCGACGCGGCAAACATGCTGCTGCTCGAAAACGAGATGACCCGTCGCTGGGGCCCGACCGTCAAAAAGTATGGCGTCGTGATCGCGGCTCGCCGCGGCAGCCACGCCACGCTCACCAGCTACGGCGGCGCGCGCAACAGCAACGTATCTTCGGTCATGGCCTGCGGCCTCGCGCCCACTCCCCCCTGGGTTTGGGCTGCGCAGGTCGGTGCGCGCGATGCCGAGCAGACCGACCTCATGCCCAACCGTCCGCGCAACGGGCTCGTTTTGCCCGACTGCGAAGGGCCCAAGACGGCGGACCTCTTCGACGGCCAGGAGAACAACCTCCTGCTCTACGCCGGCATGTCGACCTTCAAGACCGATCAGTCTGGTCGCGTGATGATCGAGCGCCTGGTCACCACGTACCAGAAGAACATCGCCAACATGGCCGACTCGACCTACCTGGCGATCGAGACCGTGCGCAACCTCGCGGGCTACCTCGTCGAGGTGCTCGGCATCGGCGCCAAGTACGGGCGCCACGTGATCGGCACCGACGCCGACAACTTCAGCGACGGCGTTCCGGTCGCCACCGCGGGCGGACTCAAAGGCGAGTTCGTCGCGCACTACGAGACCATGATCCTGCGCGGTCGCATGAAAGACCTGGCGGGCTTCCGCAAGGATCTGCGCGTCGAGCCGAGCGCCACCGACGTCGAGCGCTTCGATGTGCTGCTGCCCCCGCGCTTCATGAACGGCCTTGTGACCCTGGCGATGAAGGTCGCTTTCCAGCTCTAAAAGGAGACCACCCATGCAGCAGACTGGACGAGTGACCCTCAAGATCGACGGCACCCCGCTTCGCTCGAAGCCCGGCGCCTCGATGCAGATTGGCGGCATCACCCGCAAGGGCTCGATGACCGATCAGGCCGAGACCCTCTACCAAGAGGAGTACGTCAACGGCCAAATGAAGTGCACCATCCCGCACCTCAACGACACCGACGTCGAGAAGATCCGCGACTTCAAGAACGGCACGGTGCAGTTCGTGACGGACACCAACGTCACGTTCACGATGGCCAAGGCTTTCTACGCGAGCAGCGGCGAGCTCCAAAACGGCGAACTAGAGGTCACCTTCATGGGTGCGCCCTGCACCCAAGGCTGATCATGAAGTTCGACGAGAACAAAGACGGCACGATGATCGTCACCCTCGACGCACCTGTGGTGCTAGGGGGCGAAGAGATCTCGCGCCTGTCGGTGCCAAAGCTCCGCGGCAAGCACCTGCGCAACGCACCATGGGGGCTCACCGGAAACGCAACGCTCGGCCAGCTCTGCGAGTTCGCTGCATCGATCGTGCTGCCCGAGGGCGCTTTCGACGAGCTGGACGCCACCGACGCGCGCGACGTCGCTCTGCATGTGGGGGGCATGCTGGGAAAACGCCGTGCGACTGGCGACGAGCCATCGCCATCCTAGGCGAGCGCTTCCGCTGGTCGCCTGACGAGCTGCTGAACCTGACCACCGACGATCTCGTCTGGTGGTTTGAAACTCTCTCGGAGGGCGACGACCATGGCCGGTGATCTCGAAGCGTCGATCGTCATCCGTGTGCTCGACGGCTTCACCGCCCCGTTGCGCGCGCTTGGCACCAGCCTCGAGATGACCGAGGAGAAGGCGAAGAAGCTCAGCAAGGCCTTCAACATGTCGGCCGACCTCAACCAGTCGGCCGAAGCGATGGGCCGCTTCGCCAACATGCTGATCTCTCCGATGAAGTCTGCGGTCGACGAGTTCCGCGGCTTCGAAAAAGAGATGTCGAAGGTCTCCGCGCTCTCGGGCGAGATCGGTACCGAAGGCTTCGCGAAGATGCGCGAGCAGGCTTTGGAGCTGGGCGCAGCCACCGCCTACTCGAGCGAAGAAGCCGCGCAAGCCATGGCCCAATACGCGCAGGCCGGGCGCACCGTCAACGAGATCCTCGAGGTCACGCCGCTCACGCTCGCCGCCGCGAAGGCCAACGGCACCGGCCTCGCTGAGACCGCCGCGATCATCGGACACACCATGAGCGGCATGGGCATCTCGACCAAAGAGACGGCGCGCGCTGTCGACGTGCTCACCGCTGGCGCCGCGGCTTCCGACATGACCCTGCAAGACATGGGGCAAGCGCTGGCGTACGTCGGCCCCGTCGCGCGCCAGGCGGGCATGTCCCTCGAGCTGACCGCTGCATTCATGGGCAAAATGAAGGACTCCGGCCTCGAGGCCAGCAGCGTCGGCACCGGCCTGCGCGCCGTGCTCTCGCGTCTGCTCGACCCGAGCAAAGAAGCTACCAAGGCCTTCGGTAAGCTCGGCATCGGATCGAAGCAGCTCGCCGAGGTGCAGAAGCTGGTCGCGAGCGGCAAGGCCGACGAAGCGCTGCGCCGCATCGGCGCCGCCGCCGACAAGCTGCCCAACGAGCAGCGCCTCAAGCTGCTCTCGCAGATCTTCGGCATCGAAGCGTCGACCGCCGCGAACGTGGCGATCAGCGCCTCGATGGACGTCAGCGACAAGGGGCTTCGCGCACTCGAGCAGAATCTACTCAAGTCCACCGGCACCACGCTGCGCCTGGCGGGCGTGATGGAAGACAACCTCGACGGCTCGATCGAAAAGGCGAGCGGCGCGATCAGCGGCCTCTCCACCAAGATCGGCGAGGTCTTGAAGCCGACCGTCGAGCACGGCGCCAAAGAAGTGGAGAAGCTGGCCAACAAGACGCTTGCCTGGATCAACCAGCATCCCGACGCCACGCGCGCGACGCTCGAGTTCACCGCCACGATCGCAGGCCTTGCGCTGGTGATGAAGGCAGGGCTCGTTGCGGCGAGCGCGTACGTCTCCGCGAACGCGATGCTCGTCAAGAGCTACACCGCGCTCACCGGCTCGCTGATCGGGCGCCTCGGTCTCGTGGCTGCCGCTGGCGCAGCAGGGTACGCGATCGGCACCTGGGCCAACGACACGTTCAAGCTCGCAGACAAGATCTCGTCGGCCCTCGGGCACGAGGGACCTGCGACCGGGAAGAAGGGGCTCGATAAGAAGGGCGATCAGGTCTACGCCGACGGCACCGTCATGAGCAGCACCGGCCGCGTGCTCAAGCTCGGGAAAAACCCGAAGCTCGCGCCCAAGGCAGTGCGCGACGCGCGCGCAGCGGGCGCCTCGTCGCTCGAAGAGATCAACACCCATATCGAACAGGCCGACGCGTGGAAGAAGGCCGACGCGCGCGCAGGTAAGCCGCGCGCTTGGCGGGCGTTCGATCCCGAGACGCCCGAGGCAGCGCCGAAGAATAAGCCCGGCCCGTGGGCAACGCCCCAGCCCGCCGAGCCCGCAGTGAAAGAGCAGACCGTGCTCCTCATGCGCGCCACGAAGGATCAAACCGCCGAGCTGGTGTCAGCGCTGCGCGATCAGACCAAGACCTCCGAGCAGATCATGGAGCAGCTGCGCAAAAACAGCCGCAACCGCGCCGCCGCTGGCGCGGGCATCGGTGGAGAGGGGGCTTTCTAGATGACCTGGCGCGACCGCATGGAGCCGGCGAGCTTCAAGGGCGTTCCCTTCTGGGTCGACACGCAATCGCTCACGAAGGGGCGCCGCGTGCCCGTTCGCAAGCTGGCGGGCCGGGACGGTTCGGTGCAGCAAGACCTCGGGCGCGAACCCGACGAGGGCACGATCGCCGCCTTCCTGTTTGGCGACGATTACGATCACTTGCGCGACGACCTCGAGGAGGCGCTCACCGATCCAGGCGCTGGCGCGCTCGTGCTGCCGACGCGCGGAGAGATCTGGGCGCGCATCATCGACGGCCCCGACACGAGCGAGTCGCGCACCGAGGGCGGCTATTGCACCGTGCGCTTTCGCTGGGTCAACGAAGACCGCGAAGCGGGAGGCCTGCGCGCGCGCATCGACACCAGCGCGGCACTCGAGACGGCTGCCAGCAACGTGCGCGTCGAAGCCGAGATCGACGCCATGGCGGATTACGATCCGACGGGGCTGCCCGAGAAGTATCTGAACGCCACGCGCGACGCGATCGGAACCGTGACCGATACCCTGCGCGTCGTGCAGAGAAACATCTCGGGCGCGCTCGGCGTGGTCGACAACGTCACCGTCGCGATCAACGAGCTGGACGTGAACGTCAACAACGTCATGTCGTCGCCCCCGCTGCTCGTGACCACGTTGATCGCTCTCGTCGACTCGGTGATCGGACTGGCCGATACGATCGTCGACAACATCGATCGCACCACCGGCCTCGCTGGGCTGATCGAGTCGCCCTACGATCGCGCCGCGTCCACGCGCACCACCGCAGCCGCTGGCCAGCGCTTTGTCGGCCTCGGCTCGAGTGCGACCGCGGGAGGCGAGAGCGACCTCTCGCAGCGCGCCGCCAAGAACACGCGCGCCGTCTTCAAGGTCACGCGCGCCGATGCGCTGGCGCGACAGGCCGAGACCTTTGCCGTGGCTCCGTTCGAGTCGTCCACGCAGGCGATCCGCACCCTCGATGCGATGGCAGAAGAGATCGACTTGCTCGGGCGCTATGGGATCAGCGACGGGCTCTTCGCTGCGCTGGCGGACCTGCGCGCAGCGGCAGCGAGCCATCTGCTGCGCACCGCTTCGAGCCTGCCGGAGACCGTGCAGTATGAGCCGAAGCGCACGCTTCCCGCGCTACTCATCGCCCACGATCTCTATGCCGACGCGCGCCGCGACAGCGAGATCGTTGCGCGCAACCACGTGCCGCATCCGCTGTTTGTGCGCGGCTCGCTTGAGGTCATTGCCCCATGAGTCTAGAGCTTCGGGTCAACGGCGACATCTTCGAAGGCTTCGAGTCCGGCATGGTGCAGCTCACCATGGAAGAAGCCTGCAACAGCTTCGAAGTCGAGTACGTTGCCGACGGCAAGCAGCTCGGCTCGCGCGCCATGTTCGCGGGCGATGAAGTCGAAGTGATCCTCGACGGCGACAGCGTGATCACGGGCTACATCGACACGACCGACGACGAAGACGTGGCCGAGCTGGTGCGCCTGCGCGCTGCCGGGCGCTCGCGTCCTGCCGATCTCGTCGACTGCGCAGCCACGCACAGCCCAGGCAGCTGGAGCAATGCGACGCTCGCGCAGATCGCAAAAGACGTGTGCCACGACTACGGGATCAAGTGCACGGTCGACCACGACTCGGGCGCGAAGTTCCCATACTTCGCGGTGCAGAAGGGCGAGAGCGCCTACGACACGATCGCGCGCGCCGCGGTCAAGCGCGGCTTTCAGGTGTACAGCGTGGGAGGCGACCTCGTGATCGCGCGCGCCGGCAACACGCAGACGAAGACCGTGCTTGAACGCGGCGTCAACGTGGTGCGCTCCGGTCGCTCTGATAGTTGGTATGGCCGCTTCTCTGAATACGTGTTCCGCGGGCAGGTGCGCGCCACCGATAAGAACTGGGGCAAG